GTCCGTTATATTTAAAGAAATTATCTTTAATTGACAAAACTAAATCAAATCTATTCCTGATAGTAAAAACAGTTTGCACAAAATTATCATTTTGCCCGTTTTCATTTTGTCTATTAGAAGTTTTTGCCGTAACGTTTGCCCATAAATTTTGAACTAATGCCGTAGTAACTGTATTACCTCCATACCCATCAGGAACGGTTGTAGTAACCCATAACTCTACGTGCTTTGTATATTTTCTTGCTATCATATAAAGCGTCTATTAATATCAATGTTTTGCATAACAAAATCAGGGACTGTATTCATAGCGTTGTTAGTTTCTGAATTATAGAACCAAAAGTTAATAAGTTGCAAAGCACTATCTATTAACTCGCTTGGAATATCATCTAAATTATCATACCCAATAGTTAAAGTAACAACATCGTCAATAGTTGGAACAATAGCATAAAGCGGTCTGTAAACTATATCTAATTCGGTAACGGTGTTATCAATAGGAAAATCATATACTTTCACTTGTTGAACTAAAGCACAATCTTTATAATATACTTTGTCACGTGTTTTAAATATGTGATTTGTTCTTTTTTCAATAAAAGATAAGGCGCTATTAATCATTCCAGTAATTTCATTATCTGTAATAGTTTGGGCATCGTCAATTTTTAAATATAACTTAGCTTGTTCTAAAGATATTACATCGATATAATTAGTCATTTTTCTTTGATTTTACTTCTTTTATCTCAACTACATACCAATTCATAGACTTAGCATCATCATTAGATAATTCAATAGTATCGTCGATAAAATAGTTTTTCTTTTCTGATAGCTTATAAAAAGCCTTAATTACTTTGTATTTTTTCATAATGCTTGTTCTGTTAAATTTATAGGTTCGCAAATCTTTGTTACATTTAAATAATCTAAATAGTTACTTACTGAATATTTCTTTTGTGTATAGTTAGAATACTTAATAATGATATAATCCCCGTTTTGATCCGTTCCCCTTGCTAAAATGTTATAGCAGTTTAAAGGTACTTCTGTAGCGGGTTGTTCTTCTGAACTACAACTAAATAAAACAAATGCTAGTAATATAAATATTTTTTTCATAATACAAATATATAAAAAAAACCCTTTACAAATGCAAAGGGTTTTAAAAAACTAAAACAAATGAAAATTATACAGCAGTAAAGTCACCGTAAACAATAGCGGCTGGTTGCTCAACGGCCAATCCTACTTGTGCTTCAATTCGAGCAGTAATGTTATTTGTAACAAAGTTAGTACCCTCAGTTTCTGAAAACTCCAAAGACAATCCTTCTGTAACAATTTTATTTACTCTAGTCCAATCACCAACATAATATTTATTAGCAGCTAACCAATTCGCTCTATAAATAGCAATTCCGTTAATTCTTAATTGACCGTTTTCAAGAGTTACAATTCCTGGCAAGCCATATCCTGCACCTGTTGACTTTTCAGTTTTAAGAATGTCCCAATAATCAGCAGGTCTTACTACAATTCCATTTACTGGAAAGTTCAAACCTTCTTGAGTTGCTATTTCATTCAAAAGCATTTCAATTTTGTTTTTTCCTGTAATGATTTGAGTTGATGCAGTTGCAGCAGCAGCAAGAACAGCGTTGAAAATTGAATTTTCAGCAATAGCGTAATCACGTCTTAAAGCGTTAGGAATAAACGATGTTAAAAATGGAAGGTTATTAGCCATTTTTTTAGAGTATCTAGTAAAACCAGCTATAAAGTTAGTTGCTAAATCTACCATTGTAATGTCATAATCCTTTTGAGTTTTAGAACTTCCCTCAGTTTGAGAAGAAATAGAACCCTCGCCTCCTGTTTCTCTTGGGTATGTATAAGTACCACCCTCGATATTTACACTTCCAACTAAATCAGAAACGTTTAAAGCTTGTCCCGGTACGAGTACAACGTTTAAGTTATAATCTCTTGGAGCGTCACCTGTAAGATTTACTGGCAAAGTCATGTTTCCAACAGTTTTAACTTGTACTGCATTTCCTTTTCTAACTTCTGAAATACCTTTGAAGTTTTCAGTAATAGATTTTACCAAAGTATCTTCATTTTTAGTTCCTGCTGCTTTGTCTTGTAGTTTCAAATCCAATTTGTCTGCATGGTCTTGAACTGATTTCAATTCAGCAGTAAATTTAGCTTCCATTGCATCGGTAGCGTTTTTCAATTCAGTTTCAAATTGTGATTTATTTGATGCTGATAATTTAGTTTCAAAAGCATCGATTGCGCTTTTTACTTCTGTTGCAGTTTTAGTTTCTAAACCTGCTTTGATGTTTGCCAATTCGGCTAATAATTTCTCGTCCATTTTATTTAAGGATTAAAGAGTTTGTAAATGATTTTAACGTTTCTAAATAAAGCGGCTCATCTTCTGGAGTGTCATCTTCTGACGGCTCGTTATCAAGTGCTTTTAATAATGTTTCAATTTGTTTTAATCGTTCATCCGAATAATCCAAATCGTATGATTTTTGTATTAATTCCATTAAACCGTAATGTGATTTAATAGCTTTTATATTTTGTACTGTTGCTAATTCATTAGCTGCCCAACTAGATAAAAACGAATATTCCATTAACTTGTATTCAGTGATAATAGATTTATTTTTAACATCCCTTTGTAATACTTTATAACCAATAGACAATTCAGCATTTAAACCGCTATCATGCATTAATTTAACATCTGTAAACATATCCTTCCCTAAAGGTTTATTCATGTTAAATTGACTTGTTGTAAGCAATCCGTAACTATCTTTCGTATTAATAGACAAAGGAACGCCTATCATCATAGTAGGGTTATGGTCTTTTAATACTCGAATACGTTTGAAATTCTCTACAACTGTTTTATCAAAAGAACCGAACTGGCTTATGTCACCGTCACTATCTTTATTGTTATAAGCATTTGCATAGGCAGTCACAACGCCTTTAGCTTCATCTAATTCTTTTAAATCGTATGATAATTGTTTAAACTCCATGCTACAAATATATTAAAATTATTTATAATTATTCTAAATAAGCTATTTTATTTTTCTAATTGGCAAACCGTCTGCATCTTCTTTAATCGTAAATACAACTTTACAACGGCAATTAATAACGTTTCCTGCTTTTGCGTTTGGATCACCCGGATATTCTATCTCTTCGCCACTTGTAAAAAATGTACTGTTTGCATCTACTTTTACACCATTCATATCTAAATGGTCATATATTGAATGTGGTGGTCTGCGTGTTCTATTATCTTGTACACTTATCCAAGTTTTCTCTAATTCATATTGTGAATTTTGAGCAGCTAAAACAGTAGCATAATTTGTTGCAGTAGTTGTTTCAGTTCTTGCAATTCTTAACGCTTGTGCTTTATACCATCCAAACTTATTTTGTAAATTTCGTGTTATATCTGCAACGCTTATATTATCATTATAACCTTGTTGAATTACTTTAATAATACTATCAATTAAAGTCGAATGCACTGAAACAATCCTTAATCCTGCATTGCTATTTAACCACTGATTAATAATCATTTCAAAATCAACATCTGCTTTAATAGTCTTTTCAGTTCTTTTATATTGTGGCTTTATTAAAGTTGTGTAAATTTCTTTATACATTTCTTTAATTTGCGTTTCTGTAACATTGCTATAAATCAAAGATTGAAACGTTAATTTAGCCATATTATTAAAAGGAATAGCATTAACAATCTTTAATACATTACGTCTAACAATTCGATAGGCTTGTACTTCTTGTCTATATCGTAGCTTGTCCATCTTGCATATCGTTTAAACTCGGATCATTTATGTTTACTAAATTAGTTGGAATATAAACCTCATTCATCATTTCATCGTCTAACTCTTCATAATTGAATACTTCTCTACGCTCGTTTAAAGTCAAAGGAACTGAATTAACCCATTCACTCATGGTTTTCATATCCGTTTGCATTTCTGGCATTTCAGATATGTCAAACTCTAAACAAGCATTTTCATAACCTTTAAACAACCGAATAAAGTAAGGATTTAAGTAAGAAGCGAACAAATCTAAATCAGGTTTAATATTGTCAATCATAACCCTTTTACGTGCCTCGATTAATGTATCAACACCAAAACCACCTGAAGAACGTTCTTCATTTAATAAATCTACACTCCAATTCAAACAGTTTGCCAAAGTGCGACGGTCATAACTTAAATATTCAAATGGTTTTAATTCATCGGTTGTTAATGATATTCTAGTAAATCCAAGTTTAGCACTTGCACCTGCAATATTAGATAATTTTTCACTGCTATTATTCATATCGACTAAACGGTCTTTTAACGATTGCCCTTGTTCAGCAGTTAAAGGAGTTTGTCCATCTCCAGCGTGAATAAAACCATAAACCCCGCTATTTTGCATTGTTTTAATGTTTTGGTCTATTCCGCTGTTTGAACTATTTATATTTCTAATAGCTGCCATTAATTCGCTATACCCATATAATTGTGATCCATTATAATCGAAGAAAGGATTTGAACGTTTAATATGAATTACACTATCAGCAGGAAACTTAACAAATTGATTGCCTTGTTGCATAATATAATAATCAACAGGACTATCAGAACTTAAGACATTAGCATTAGATTTTAATACTATTTGCATCCAATGCGCAGGAAGCATATATAACTGCAATGGTTTACCCATTTCGGACATTACTTTGTATAAATATACATTACCGCAAACCTTTAGATATACTTTGTATAAAAATAGTATATCATTCCATGTTTGCGTTGGATTTGGAACTAACAACGGCATTGGCATTTCGCTATCTGTATCGTATGCTTTTGCTTTTAACTTCTTAATAGTTTGCTTTTGTTGTAAAGTTGTATCAATTGGAAAGCGTTTTATTTGCTTATATATTTCTTCATCTTCAATATTCTTAATGTAATAAGGCACTACAGTAGATTTGGAAGCCATTTGATTAACCATAGCATTAACATCAGGATTTTCACCATAACCCCTATTTAATAATACTTCTAAACTTTGGTTATATGTGTTTGTTTGACCTCCTACTAATCTATAAATTGCCTCGTTAAATAAATTCTTATTAGGATTTGTAAGTATATCCCAAGCCATTGAAATTCTATTTTTCGCCATTATAATATATTTTGTTTCAAAGATATACTTTTTATTTATAATAATTCTAAATTAGAATGTAAAAAACTTACTCGACAATTCAAAGTACATCCTAAAAGCTAAAGCATCTGAATAATCTGGTGACCTACCTATAAATTCTTTTACCTTTTCTTTAGGTACTATTCTTAATTTTCCATCATTATCAATCTTATCCCTTTTGACTTGCTCTAATTCTTTTATTATGTCATCTTGCACCGTTCCATCTGAGCAATAAATATAAATACCATTGTTTTGTATTTTCTCAGATAATTTATAATAACATTGTGTTTTTAGATTTTGATACTCTACGATTACATTCTCTTCTTTTAAAGCACGTGAATTATTTACAAAACCTTTGCATTTAAGAATATCAATTACACCACCTCCGACGCCATCCTCATCGGCAATAATATTACTATTTGGTACTTTCCATTTTGTAGCCAATCCACGTATTGCCTCCGCTGTTTCAGTAACTGAACTTTTCGCTAAAGAGAATATCTCTACAACTCTAAATCCACTCCAAACACAAACTACCATTTTATCGCTACCATATCGAGCAATATCAGCACTAATATACATTTCACCACCTTCTATAAATTCATTCGTAAAACAGTTGTTTATTTTATCGTAGTCAATAAGTTTACTTGGATCATTATCATATTCCCAATTCCCATAGTATAACCTTTGTTTACTATTTTCATCAAGAGCCAACAAACTTTCTAAATATGATGAAGGTAGGTTTGGATTGTCAGTAGGTAACGATTGAATAAACTTTTTAGTATTGCCAATAGTTCCATTTGAGTTAGGAATATAAAACTTTGAGTAAGTCCAATTCTTAGCAGGGTTACAACTACCTAATATCTTTGGAATAAGATTATATTCAT